CCTACACCATGATATCGATATGTTTGGATTTACAAAGGGCCAGTTTTCCATGATCGATGTTCTGGAGCACTGCCTTAAACAGACGGGCCCGGCGCATGTCTTTATCGCGACCTGGTCGGCGGCGGCCGCGGATATCCAGGCTGCGCATAAATTCCTGCAGAACGGCCGGATACTTACAATCAAACTGCTGGTCGATTATTCGTTTCAATCGCGCAAGCCGGGATTCTGCGCGGAGCTGGTCCAGACGTTTGGCGCCGATGCTGTCCGGGTAACTGTTACCCATGCAAAATATTGTATGATCCGGAATGACGACTGGGATCTGGTGATCAGGACGTCCATGAACCTTAACTATAATCCGCGATTTGAAAACTACGAGATCTCAGACTCGAAGGAATTCGCGGACTTTCAGCAGACTATAATTGACGAGGTCTGGAATTCCCAGGTAGCCGGCGAAGCGTTTAACGCTCGGCCGCATGACAACTATAAGGATTTTCAGAAAACTTTTAAAAAAGAGGCGTCGATATACGGCGAGGACATAACGGATGGGAGGGATATAACATAAACCTGTTGACAAGGTGTCAATTTATACGTATAGTCAAAAATAACGGGGGGAATATGAAAATCATTTATAAACCAAGTGGACGGGCGGCGGAGTATTCAGAATACGCGATCAATACGGCTACTGGGTGTTATAACGGTTGCAAATATTGTTATGCTCCAGCCATATTGCGTAAAAATCGAGACGAATTTATTTCCAAAGCGACCATCAAAAAGGATCTGTTCAAAAAACTTGAATCAGACCTGCAGGAAATGGATCAGCAAAAAATTAAAACACCTGTCCTGTTCTGCTTTACATCGGATCCATATCAAACCCCAGAAGTGGCGCAGGCAACCCGGAGCTGTCTCGAAATGTTTAACCGGTATGACCAGAACTTTCAAATCCTGACAAAGAATGGAAGCCGTGCATTAAAAGACTTTGATCTGTATAAGCCTGGCGATGCATACGCAACAACATTGACATTTGACGATAACGAGCGCAGTCTAAAGATTGAACCGCATGCGGATCTACCTGGGGCCCGGATCATGGCCCTGCGATTTGCGCATGAGGCCGGCATTAAAACGTGGGTTTCGTTCGAACCGGCACTGGACCAGGAATCGATCGAAAATCTGTTTATAAACACCCGGAATTATGTTGATCTGTATAAAATCGGCAAGGTGTCTCGATATCATAGCAATATCAAAGACTGGAAAGCGTTCGGGCATCATATGGTTGATCTTTGTAAAATGCACGACAAGGCGTATTATATTAAAGCGGATCTCTTGAAGGAGATGTAAGGGTATGAATAAGAGAAACCTAACATCTGGGATATTGGCTCTTATTATATGCTTTTTCATATATAGCCTTCTTGGATTTGGCGTGAATGATACAATTTATTATTTTCCGATCATATTGGAACTAAACGATCCAGTTTTTTAAAGGGGAGGTAGTCCAAATGGCTAAATATACCGCAGTGGCGGCAACAACAGGCGAGGTTCTTGAATCTTGGGGTGGCCGATCTCAATTTACAGAAAGTGCCTTGTCCCAGCTTGCAGAAACAGCCGTCGACAAGCCTGTCTTATTAAATTTCGATGAAACCAGGAAGGTCGGCACTGTGTTGTCGGCAAAAACTGACAAGGGAAAGCTGATCGTATGCATTGACTTGTTTGATTCGGCTGTGCTCGATAAGTTGGCTGTACCCAATAAGGACGATAGGCTTGTGCCGGGGTTTGTTGTTGATACGGATGAGTGGGAATCGCATAGGCTTCCAGCAACAAGAATAATCAAAAGCGCAAAATCGTCGTCTTATGGATTGACGAGGGATCCGGTCGAGAAAAATTTACCTGAGCTTAAAAAAACAGATGAATAAGGCGGTGACCTAAAATGGCTAAACCAGGTAGAAAACCGAAACCGACAAACATCAAGAAAAATACCGGCAATCCTGGCCGGAGGCCGTTGCCAAAGAACGAACCGCAACCGGGTCGGACGGCTCGGATGCCTGCGGCTCCGGCAATATTAACGGACATCGGAAAAAAGCACTGGCGGACAGTGGGGAAAAAATTGTTTAAAGTCGGTCTGTTGACTGAAATCGACCTGGACGCATTTGCCGCATATTGTCAACATTACGAAACCTGGCACGAAGCAACCAGGAATATAAAAAAGCATGGCATGCTGATCAAGGCACAGTCCGGGTTTCCAATGCTGTCGCCTTATTACACGATTCAGGCAAAGGAGTCTGCGGCTATGCTGCGGTGCCTGACTGAATTTGGCATGACACCATCAAGCCGGACCCGGGTCGAGATCCCGAAAGAACCGGAAAAAGACGGCATGGAAGAATTTTTTGATGGCCCTAAAATTGTAAAATAAAATATCGGGTGGGTGGCGGAATTGGTAAGTCGAGTCGTTTCAAGGCTGGGCGGATCGTGTCGGAGAAATCCGGTCAATCAATTAGTTGTTAACGAGAAAAAGCCTTGCTTACCATTGATAAATTCAGATAGACGCAATCGGAATTACGCTCAGGACGCCTCTTAGCGACAATGCAGGTTGGTGAGCTTATAAAAGGGGTATAGCGAACTGAGATGGATTAAGAATAGGCCAACGATATTCTTGTGCAGGTTCAAATCCTGCCTCACCCGATTTAAAAAAAGGAGCATTCACAATGAAAAACATATATGTCGAATGTTTATTAACCATTATCGCGTTATTCCTGGTAATGATAGCTATCAGCGTTTATCATATTGAAAGATCTTTGCTGGTGGATTTCCGGCCGGTCAGAACCACCATAAACCATATTCAGTATGATGTGGCGGAATGCGAGAATCTTACCATCATTGATGAACCAGGATTGGAGTCAACGAAATGAAATGTTACTATTTTTTCCATGACTGGTATATTATCGAATCGAAAGAACAATGGCGAATAGATGAAGAGATTAAACATCGCAAGCAAAAAGTGCCTGCTCCGCCGCCTGACCGTGTTACCAGTGGAATCCCTTGCTACCTGGCAAACAAGATATGTTTGAAGTGTGAAACGCATGTTGACGAAATATCCGAATACCGGGAGAAAAAACTAAAGCATGTAATTGCTGAGGAAAAACTTCAGGCATACCGGGAAAAACTTGCAATGGTCATTCTTGCACATAAGCAAAGAAAGCAATAATATGCCGCGAAAACCTGATCATATTGCGACAAAATACGCAAAAAAGGTCCTTTCTGGGAAGATTATTGCCGGGAAATGGGTGAAATTAGCCTGCAAACGGCATATAAAGGACCTAAAACGTAAAGATATATGGTTTGACGAGGCTGCGGCGGATAGAGTTATCCGGGTTTGTTCGTTTCTGAAGCACAGCAAAGGGGAATGGGCTGGCACTCCGTTTATCCTGGAGCCCTGGCAAGCGTTTATAGTATCAGCAGTCTTCGGATGGAAAATAAAAAAAACGGGACTCCGTCGGTATCGAACTGTATATATTGAATGTGCCAGGAAGTCTGGTAAAACCACGTTGTTAGCAGCCTTGGGGCTTTATATGTTTTGCATGGATGGTGAGGCCGGGGCCGAGGTCTACAGTGCTGCCGTCAAGAGGGATCAGGCAAGAATATCGCATTCTGAGGCTATGCGAATGGTCAAAGCATCGCCGGCGCTTCGAAAACGCATAGGAATTGTCAAAGATAACCTACACATTATTAATACCGCGAGCAAGTTCGAACCTCTCGGGGCCGATGCTGATTCGGTAGACGGACTGAATGTCCATGGCGGATTAATCGACGAACTACATGCGCATAAAAAACGGGACATGTGGGACGTCCTGGAAACCGCGACCGGTGCCCGGCGGCAACCGCTGCAGATCGCAATCACGACGGCCGGGTTCGATCAGACGTCAATCTGCTTCGAGCAACACACATATGTAAAGCAGATTTTGAGCGGTACGATCGAGGATGATACATATTTCGGCATCATATATGCGATAGATGTTGATGAAAAGCTCGGTGATGACATTATTGTCAAGGGTGATGATTGGCGGGATGAAAGGTGCTGGGTTAAAGCTAACCCGAATTTAGGAATATCAGTCAAGCTGGACGATCTGCAGCGCAAGGCAAAAAAGGCAATGGAGATTCCAGCGGCTCAAAATAATTTTTTAAGAAAGCACTTGGATGTATGGACACAAAGCTTTACAAGGTGGATAGATCTCGGGATCTGGGACGAAAATCATACTCAAGACATATATGTGATCGAATGATAAAAATAACAAAAAGATGCAATAGTTGTAACGGGGTGTATCTCAAAAGCCCTATTTATTTTCATTATGCGAATAAAGAAAAAGGATATTTTGCAAATATGTGCAAATCCTGCAGGGCCATTGTCAGAAAAGAACGCAGACGCAAAAACCCAAATAAATATTTAGCGGCCGCCAGGAATAGGAGAAACGCAAATATTGATAAATATAGAGAGACGGCCAGGGCTTATTATAAAAAACACATAGAAAAAAAGCGCATCTATGCAAGGCGTCGTCGGTCTATGAACGTTGTTCAAGCCAGGGTTAATTATAAACGATGGTACAAGAAAAATTCCGAGAAAAGAAGTGATTATAACAAAAAATGGTGCAAAAACAATCCAGACAAAATAAAAACAATAAACGCAAGGCGCAGGTCAACCCCTTTTGGGAAAATAAACCATAGTATCAGCTCTGGCATGTGGGCATCACTTAAAGGAAATAAAAAAGGATATCACTGGGAAACTATTGTGAATTATACTCTTGATGAATTAATTGATCACCTTGAAAGGCAATTTATGCCAGGCATGACATGGAATAATTATGGCAAATGGCATATTGATCATATCATTCCTGTTGCTGTATTTAATTTTACGAGTCCTGACCATGACGATTTTAAACGATGCTGGGCTCTAAGTAATTTGTGTCCATTATGGGCCATAGACAATTCTATTAAAGGCGCAACCATTAAAAAACATTTTCAACCAACACTGACTTTATAAACATGAAAGTAAACTGGGAAAAAACAAATAAAAAGTATCAAGGCCGCTGGTGCGTTGGCGGGATCGACTTGTCGGCCGTATCGGATTTAACTTGCTGGGTGATGGCATTCCCGGACCAGGCGGATCCGGAGCAACTTGACTTGATTATGCGGTGCTGGTGCCCTGAAGCCAAGCTGGTTGATACGGAAAATCGCTATCGAGATCAATACGCTGCCTGGGAATCAACCGGATTTCTTGCTGTGACAGAAGGAAACGCAATGGACTATGATTATATTCGGGCCCAGGTGGCCGCTGATGCCCAGATATTTAACATAAACTCGATTTCAGTGGATCGATTATTTCAAGGATATGAGTTTTCACAAAAGCTGAACGTCGAACTCGGCGGATCAGAAGACGCGCCGGTGGTCATCGCCTGCGGCATGGGATATCTATCGATGGCCGGTCCTGCAAAGGAATTCGAATCCAGGATATTAAAACGAAAATTGAATCATGGTAATAATCCGATATTAAGGTTTATGGCTGATAACGTGTCTGTATCCGAGGATCCTGCCGGCAATAAAAAGCCGAACAAGGCGACCAGCCAGGGAAAGATCGACGGAATTATCGGAATCTTGCTGTGCTTAGATCGATTATTGAGGGCGAAACCACAAGTCGAGCTGCAGATGCCGATGGCGGTTTGAAAGGACATTCCTAATGGGTAAATTAAAACTTAAACCAGTCAAAAAATTAAAAAGGAGGAGCATCATGCCAAAGGGTAACGGAGGAAATCAGGCACCACCAATGGGCGGACTACCGCCGGGGCTTCTGGACGTGAACGGGCAGCCGAATCAAGCGCTTTTAAATACCTTTCCAACAGAGACTTGTGAAAAGTGCGGGTCTGAATTTAAAATAATTGGAACGGCTATCAAGATGATGAGCCCGGTTCATCCTGCGAATCCGACGGGCAAGCCGTTCCCGATTGTGATGCAGATGCCTGTTTGTATGAAATGCATTATAAAAGAGGCCCTGGTGGATTATTTCAAGGAGTCCATGGGCGACAAGGCGGCGAGAGATACGGGGGTAAGATGATATTCGGCAAACTCTTTTTGATATTTAAAAATGCATTTAATGCGGCCCGAAGTCAAGAAAAACTTGAAAGAAAATTGGCTGAAAGTGTCACGGGCAAGTGCGATACCTGCAGATATTCAAGCCAAAATTCACATGATGGAAAAGCTCACTGTCCAGCATGGTATCCGAGTTGTCTGCAAAAAAACAACCATTACAAATGGAAACCAAAAAAGGAGCATAAAGCCATGTCTGTAAAAGTTGAATCTGCGTGTAGCCATGGAGATTGGGTCCCGGCTGGATACCCTGAAGGAGATGGAGTGCTTCGGGCTCAAAGCAATTATGAGGTTTATTGCCAGGACTGTAAAAATTATGTGAATTTATTTACAGGTGATATCATTAACGACAAAGGGCTTGAAATAGACTATTGTTCAATTTTGCGAAACTTATGTCGGCAAAAGGAGCCAGCCGTCAGAAAGTCATGCGACACATGTCGATATTCGCATCGAAATACATCAGATGGAAAAGATTCGTGTCCAGGCTGGGCCCCGACCTGTGCCACATCAAACAACTTTTACAAATGGAAGCCAATAAAGGAGCATAAAACCATGACAAAATACAAAGTATTGAAAAAAATGGATTTAATATCAATCGCAAGGGCAGGGGACCCGGACTGCAAAAAGTTCAAAACAGCATATCTGTCTTTATTTAGATACATGGATCTCCAGGGGCGCATGTCTTTTGAGCTTTCTGAGGGGCGTGTCGTCGATGTGGGGGTGGCCGTCGTTATACGCTGGGCCGAAGAAAATCGCCATATCGAATGGTTCTGCAAAGTCGGCTTCCTTGAAAAGATTGAGGAATTCGAACCCGTTTTTTTGACACTGACATCACAATCTCAGGTCGACAAACTGTATGCGTTGATGAAATGCTACAGGGTTATCGACAATCTTGAGGGAAGCGCTGGGGATCCGGACTGCAGAAAGATTCGCGGCGCCTTGCGTGCATATAAATCTAACAATGGCTCTGCAAAGTATTTTTCAAACCTCAATTCTATGAAATTGGACAAAAAATGCGATTCATAAAAAAAGCATGGGCTGCTATCGTCCGGCTCTGGCGTCTTAACCTGGGTTGTTATTATGATCCATATTTTAAATCATCTGACGGGGTTCTATATGCCAAGATGCCGAACGGTCAGATCGTCCGCCTGGAGAGTAAAAAGAAAGCGAAGCGGCTCAGGCGGACAAAAGAGCTCAGGAACTTTTTCAAAAAGAAATAATCGTTACCTGGGCCCGGATTCCCGGGAAGTAAATAATCTAAAATGCCCTGGCCGTAATCGCGACCAGGGCATTTTTTTGCCCAAAAAACGAACTTACAAAAGCGTATGAAGAATGAAATGTGATACAATTATGTATGAATGGGGCAATGTAATACAAAAATGTATGAATGGGGCAATGTAATACAAAAATGTAATTAAACATTGACAAAGTTCGTTTAGTTTGCAATGATCCTGACCTAAATAGTCACATTGTGTAAAGAAAAGACTTTTCAGGAGCAAACAAAATGGGCTTTTGATATGAAACCAAGCATATCGGATGGAATAATTATTATCGGGCTGGTCCTTATGGGAACCGGTCTTTTTTTTTGGCTTTGTTGTGGTATAGCCCTGTCTATTATTGGCGCAATCGTAACAATGATAGGGGTTGCGGTTAGCGTTGAGAACACCAGGGCAAAAATCCGGGGTGGAAGAACTGCGGAAAAAAGGGACGTTTAATCCATGGCCTTTCTAAATATGCCGAGCCTGATCAGCCGGTCAAGGTATGGTCCGGAGGATGATTACTGGTATAATCCTGTAGGCGTTCCGACGATTGCAGGTGTACCGGTCGACGAACGGGCGGCATTAACATATTTGACAGTATTCGCATGTGTAACACTTATCGCCGGCGATGTTGGCAGGTTGCCATTAAACATGTATCGGCGTCGGAAAGGTGGCGGCAAAGACTCCGTCACAGATCATCGGCTCTTTGACATAATGCATAATGTTCCGAATAAGGACACTACATCATTTAATTATCGCGAAGCTGCGCAGGGCCATCTGCTGCTGTGGGGAAATCACTACAGCTTTATTGATAGAGATAAAACAGGCAAGGTGCTTGCGCTCTGGCAGATACCGGATCCGGGTGGCGTAAAGCCAAAGCGCGTCGGTAATGAACTGGTTTATAAATATGATGTTGACGGAAAAGAAGTCACCAGGCGCCGGGATCAAATATTTCACATTCCCGGATACGGGTTTAACGGGCTGGTGGGCCTGTCCATGATAAACGTTGCGCGTCAATCAATCGGGCATGGCATGGCGGCTGAAACCTACGGCAGCAGATTTTTTGGAGAGGGTACGCATCCGAGCGGGATCCTGGCCCTGCCGGCCGGAACGAACATGGGCGACAAAGAAGCCGAGTACAGGAAAAAGGTTGAAACGCTATATAAGGGGCTCGGCAAATCGCACTCGATGATGATCTTGTCAAACGGCGAAGAATACAAGCCCATGAACATGAGCATGGAAGACGCTCAGTATCTCCAGACCCGGGACCATCAAAAAATCGAAGTTTGTGGCATGTATCATGTTCCGCCACACAAAATTGCGATACACAATCAGAACTCGAACTACAATAACCTGGAGCAAGAAAACGCATCTTATGTTGACAGCTGCTTAATGCACTGGCTGGTACGATGGGAGCAATGCATAAGCCAGCAGCTTTTATCACAGGATGAAAGGCGGTCTGGATTATTTTTCGAGTTTTTGGTCGATGGATTATTGAGGGGTGACTCGGCTGCCAGGGCAGAACATTACAATAAATTGTTCCAGGTGGGCGCCATTACACCGAATGGGATCAGGTCAAAGGAAAATATGAACCCATACGATGACATACCTGAAGCAGACGAACCTTTTGTCATGATGAACATGATACCGTTAAAAGATGCATCTTTGGCAGCCGAACCCGATAGCGTGTCCGGTCCGTTTACACCAGGGGCCCAGGCGCCCGGAAAAGATGATGTTGACGAAGATGAAAAGGCGTCCATCCGAAGATATTTCGGGGGCAATAAAAGGTCTTTGAGGTCCATTGTGGTACGTGACCGAATTGCCAGGCGTTACAAACCTCTGATATTAGACGCTGCTCAGGCGATAGTAAACCGGGAAGCAAAAGCAATTAAAAACAAGATTGCTTCCAGGGGCAAAGAAACTGAAATTGTTTATGATTTTTTAGATGATTTTTACAAGAAATTTCCGGATTACATTAAGAAAAAAATGGGACCGGTACTCAAATCGTTTATGACGGCCATCTCAGATGAGGCTTTACGCGAAATAGGCAGTGACGATATTGACGTCGGCGATGAAATGCTTGATTATATTAATGCATACGCTGATCGGCATGTGCGATCGTCTTTGGGGCAGATGAACGCACTGCTTGAATCTGAAAAACTGGAAGATCTGGAGGCCCGGGCCGATGAATGGCTTGAAAAACGACCTGATAAAATTGCGGACGACGAGGCTGTCCGGGCATCAAATGCAACATATATTTTTGTAGGTGTTGCGGCCGGGTTGTCTGCTACCTGGCAGATTCGGGGTGCTAAAACGTGCCCATACTGTCAGGAGCTAAATGGCCGGCGGGTTTCGGCTGGCGGATCGTTCGTCAATACTGGAGACAAAGTGGACCCGGGCGGCGACAATGAGCCCATGAGGATATGGGGGATGAAAACACACCCGCCGCTCCATCGCGGTTGTGATTGTTATATTTCATTAGGTTAGAAATACAGGGAGAAAAAACAATGGCTAAGAAAGAATTAACGCAAAGGCAAAGAGATCGAATCCGCGAATTACTTGGCGCCGGTGTAAAAGACGATGTTGAGCTTCGAACACGGACGGTTGAATTGCGAATCAACCGAAAAGAGGACGGGGCCCTGCCAAAGATCGAGGGATATGCCGCTGTATTTAATAAAGACTCTGACGATATGGGTTTTATTGAACGCGTGGCGCCGGGTGCATTCAAAAACGCGCTTAAAATATCCGATGCTCGGGCGTTATTCAATCATGACCCGAACTACGTCCTGGGCCGTCAATCAAGTGGAACGCTGGAACTAAAAGAAGATAAAGCCGGTTTGTTTATGTCGGTTCAACCGCCGGATACGCAATTGATTCGGGATATGGTTCTGACACCGATCGAGCGCGGAGATATCAATCAGCAATCATTTGGCTTTATCATCAAAGATGCTGAATGGGAGAATCTTGATACGGATCATCCTGTCCGGACCATCACCGAAGTGCGCGAGATCTTTGATGTGAGTCCGGTTACGTTCCCGGCCTACACCGACACAACGGTCGCGCTCAGATCGCTGGCGCTGGCAAAGAAGGATGCCGGATCAGACAATGACGCAGATAATGATGCTTCTGACGATGATGACTTTTCGTCTGTTGTGGCGGTCTTTGATTTTGCCAGCTATAGGAACAAAGCCCTTGATGACAAAATGGAAGAGATCCGGGCGTCAACCCTTGGACTAAGAAATGGAATAGTTTTAAAATCTGAACAAAACGTTGAAAAATTTATACAATATATGGAAATATTCAGGTCACTGTTAAGTCCTATGACCGCTGACAGCGATAACGCGTCCGGGGGGTCCGATGACCATAACCAGGACGACGAGCCAGAAGACGAATTATTGAAACGAATCAGAAAATTAGAAGCGAGGTATCGATCATGAGAACTGTCATACAATTAAAAGACGAAATTGCCGCATTGATAAAAAAGGGTGGTGACTTGAGAGCCCTTTGTATTTCCGAGAACCGCGATCCGACAGTCGAAGAGCAGGAAACTGCCGGCGGCTGGATGGATCAGGTTGACGCGTTTGAGGCCACTCTGGCTTTCGAGCAGCGGTCCAGGGACACCATTGACCGTGTGTCAAGATCAGACACTCCGCCTGACAAGACGAATGTCGGCGATGATGATCAGAAGGTTAATCGCGACAGTCGCGACAAGTTTGCCACCAGTGGCGAATTTTACCAGGCTGTTATGCGGGCCGGTGCTGCCGGCGGAACGGTCGATCCGAGGCTGTCCACCAGGGCCGCGACCGGGTTGTCTGAATCCGTTCCCAGTGATGGTGGCTTTCTGCTTGAAACTGAAACATCAAGCGAGCTTATGAAAAACGTTTGGGATACTGGTATAATTTTACCGCGGATCAGTAAGATCACTCTGACCGGTAACAAGACCGGCATGAAATTCAACGGGCTTGACGAAACCAGTCGAGTCGATGGCTCTCGGGCCGGTGGTATTCGAGCATATTGGAAAGCTGAAGCCGCCGCAAAAACAGCGAGCAAACCGACTTTCCGTCGGATCGAACTGTCTTTGAATAAG